GCAAGAGCCGGTCAGCGTTTGAGCCGACATCACAAGACCACACAGAAGCGTCAACGGTTACAAGCGTCGAGTCAGCCAACCTCCAATCTGCCAGCTTCACCAACAGCCGGACTTGGACATTATCTTTGAACCCACCAGAGATTACTGAGTTAGCGTCAGTGATCGCAGCCGGAAGACAACGCACCAGCACTCCCTGCCACAAGAACGACGGGTTCCCCATCGCGCTCTGAAGAACGCTCATCCCCAACTGGAGACTGGTGGCGATTAGATTCACGCTGTGAAGTAAACACCGGAGACAACCAATCGTGAAGTGGCTTGGAGTTGTGAAGCCATGCTGGAGGTATCTCCGTTTTCGTAGTGGCTTAACTCAGCGTACTGAGTCCCACCAACGGCAAGACCAATCACAGAGGTCTTAGCTTGAGTGGTAGCGTTATCCAGCCAGACCGAAAGCGAAGCGTTGTAACTCACCGCATCAGGAAGGCCTAAGCGAAGGTTTCCAGTCGCGCTTCCAGTCACCGAGTTGATGGTTAGGTCAACGGTGAATGTAGAGACAAAGCCAATGGACGTATGTCGAGCAGCGTTGACCGTAAAAGCGAACGTGCGACCACCACCGGAGTCCGTCAGCGTAGGAACCCAAGTTGACGGAGCAGTCAGCGGTAGAGCAGCGTAAATCTCATCAAAGTTGGAGTTGGCTTTGATCCACGACCCACGGAGCGTATCTCCGTTGTTGTCGTTTGCGGTTGATCCGACGTTAATGACTTGTTGAGACATATTATTCCTTCGGCAATGCGTACCAACCTTCTGCGAGCGTTATACGGTTCTTGGAGCGCACAGAAACACCGTCCGCACCTTTGACCCACACTCGCGCTTTGACGCTCTCAGCGAGCCTCACCGGCTCACCGCTGGGGACCATGACAACGCGAGTCCCACAGCCACAACTGCTAACCAATGCGGTCAATGCGATCCAGCAGCTTTTCTTTAAGCTCTTTGTCTGGTTTTGCATCTTCAACGGTGGGCGGGGTTTTCGCCAGACCAGTCAGCCACTTCAAGAGAGCGGTGACTATCTGCTCGACAATATTCACTGCGGCTTCTTGTCTGCGTCTTTGGCAGCGATCAAACCAAAGCCAACAGTTACCGCAGCAATGGTGGCAGCAAGATCAATGTTGGTCGTAGGATCTCCGTCAAAGAGAGCTTTGATAGCTCCACCAACGGCAACCATGATTGCGCCAACGCCAGCGAGAGTAGTTTTCCAGTTCATTTTTTGACAGCTTTCCAAAGTCCAATTGCAGCAGCGACAAAAGCCAACACAGCGGCCCCGAATTGGAACCACTGTGTTAGCTGCGGAAGTAGAGAGACCGCACCAGCAGCGGCAGCGGTCGCTAGAGAGATCCCAACTCCGCTGCTGTTGTTAGTGTCGGTTTGCATTACTCGGATTTAGATTGGGCGGCTTCAACCACCGGATTCGCCGCTTTGTAAGCCTCCACAACCGCAGGAGTCCACAGCGCGTTGGCGATATTCACAACCTCGGTGGGCTGACCTTCCAGCGAGTCACCGGGGTTCAGCGTGTACTGAGAGGTAATCTCAGACCCCACAACCGCGCCATCGCTGTCGTAATCAACGCCGGTCGTAACGAACAGCGAGTTGTTCTGGTTGACCTGCACTGCGACAATGTTGACTGGTACGATCATTGGATGGTGGGGCTAGGGGTTTGAGCGGCGGCGTAGGCTGCGACAGCGGCAGGAGTCCATACGGCTCCAGCAATCGCGACAACCTGCTCAGGTTGACCCGTAAGGTCGGAGCCGGGAGTCAAGCAATAGCGGCGGAAGGTGGAGGCTTTGACAACCTCGCCATCGACGATCTGGTCCGCAAGACGGACCTGAAGCGTCGCGTTAGGGAGAACCTCGCAGAGCGAGAAAATGGTGCGTTCGGTGAGCATATGATTAGACGGTGTATGATGCCGAGAAAACAATTGTTCCAGCAGTATCAATTGGAACATCAGACGCAACTCCACCGCCAACCGGAGTCTGAGAAAGTGTTACATACGAGCTGCTGGCTTCAACGTATCCTGTCAAAACGTATCCTGCTGTGAGTGCTATGTTGGCGATGAATCCAAAAGAGCCAGCCCAAAAGGCGTTGCCATTGGTAAACGGAAGATTGCCAATCCTCATGTTTCCGGTTCCAGTGTGCGCCGTCCAATTGATATAAACTTGGAATGTGACAACATTTCCAATTTTAGTATATTTTCCGGTATTGGTTGTATATGTTCCAGTTCCAGCACTAGTGGATCCGACAATAGTCGGCGTAAACGTCCCCTCCTCATAATCATCCAGCGTGTTGACATCGGACGAAGCGACTTGAGTGGCGGGGAAGGTGATGCCACTCTTGAGTTGCAAACAACCGCCAGCGGCAACAACCGTGGACAAGCCAACTAAAACGCTGCCACCGTTGATTGAGTTAAGAACAAGTTCAGTGCCGCCAACGCCAGCTTTGTAAGCGTCGAGATAGATGTAGCCACCCGTTGAAGCAGATCGGCCAATCGCAAGATTGGTATTGCTGCTGGCATTGACTGGAATACCGATAGTGACATCGGGAGTCGAAGTGCCAGCGGTTCCCTGAACGCATAGTCGAGAGGACGCGAAGTTGTTGGTGGTTCCTGCTAGAAGGTTGCCGCTGATGGTGGCGCTGGCGAGGGTGGCGGATGGCGAACAAGCGAGGATGTTGTTGATGCTGATTCGCTTGGTGTTCCCTGACGCTGGTGGCGTGTCTGACACATCCACAATAGGGATCATGTCATTGGCGGGATCGGCGGCGGTCAACGCCGTCAGTGCTGTAATCTTTGAGTCTGCCATATCAGTAAACGGTTAGAATGAATTTTCCGAGGTCTTCTTGTAAAAGGAAACTGGTTCCATCCTCCAGCACGATGCTGTCGAATGTACCAAATGAAATGACGAGTTTGCTCACACCGTCTTCCTGAAGCAGGAAGGTCTCGTCCTCTTGGAGAACATCCCTCCGCATAATCGGAGGCTCAGGCATGACCGAATTAAGCGGTCGTGTCCTGTTGATGGATGTTCCAATCGAGATCATTTAGGCGCGAGCGTTAAACGCCACCACAGAGCCGCTGGAGATCTGGAATCCAGTGATGTTGCCCACCAGCGGGGTGCCAGCAGGAACGGTTTTCGACAGCCAATTTCCGGCGATTCGGTGTCCGGTGATGGATGTGAAAACCGTCGGCTCGAGCGGGATCAAGCCAGACCATGCGCCGGTTTGCGCTGCGGTAGTGGTGAACAGCTCAAAGCCTTCTCGGCCCATGCTGTATTCTGTAGAGATGTCTGCTTGAACGGCCATGTTTTGTCTTGGTTAGAGGGGAGGCCACCGGAGATTTCCAGCAGCCTCCCCAATTTTAGGATTAACCCTTACGAACTTTCGGTGCCAGTGCTCCCTGTATCCACAGTACGAGCTTGCCTCCTTCGGGAACAGAAGCAGTGTTGAAGTTGTCGCGTTGGAGAGCCGCATCAACTTCGGGACCAGAAACGAGCTTAGTCTTGCCGTTCTTGTCCACTGCAACAGTGGTAGCGATACGCATATCCTTTAGGATTAAGCGGTCACCAGAATCTCAGCTTGCGTCGCATCACCCACGCCAGCACCAAACATGATGTCATAGCTCGCGTAATGGCTGCGGGTAGAGCGGGAATACCAGACCGACAGCAGCGCGGACAGACCGTTGGCGGTCGTCACAACGCGTTGCTCGATGAACTCACCAGCGATCATTCCAACCGGCAGACCGGAGGCAATCGCGATAGCGTCAGGACCGCAGACGAAGCCCACGGTGTTGGCAACCGCGCTAGTCCAACGGTTGTTCTCAGCGATCAAGTCGAAGCCAAACTTGCCGTTAGCCAGAGCGGCGAAGCGACCATCAGGGAAGGTGTTGGCAGCGGCAGAGAACTGCAAACGAGCCAGATGTCCACCATCCAAGATGAGGCTCTTGCTGCGGTAGTTCTTAGCGATAGCCAAGATAGCAGGGAGGTCGCTAGTGTCGAAGTTCGCAGCGGTTCCGATGGTAACCGGCGAATCGTAGTTGCCAGCGATCATCAGCGCGGTGACGACATCAGAGATGCCGTTAGCGAAGAGGTCAGCGGAACCCTGAGCGAGGTCAGCCAACTGGAAACCCTGATTGAGTTCCTGCTGGGTCAGCGAGAAGCTCTTGGTGATCTGGTTAACCGAGACGGTCGTCGCAGCGAGAGTCGAATCATCGTTCGTCTCGAAGTTACTGGTGTTGGTCTGAGCAACGGAGCCAGTGGTGAAACGCTTCACGCGAACGGTAGCGCGGGGGCGAAGGTTATCCAGACCCACGTTTCGGCTGAAACCGTCGAGCATCGCCAACTTGTTCGTGGCAATGGTGATAACCGCATCCGCGAGATAATCAACAACCAGCGTCGAGGTGAAGGTGTTGGTGTTCTGGGGAGCGTGGATGCCGTTCTGACGAATCAGTTCGCTGTGGTTCTCAATCAGGAACTTGCGACGCTCAGCACCGGCTTTGAAAGACTTGTGCTGCTCAAGCAACGGATTGCCAAAGTTCTGGATCACCGGACGCACCGGCTCGGGAGCGGGAGCAGCGGCAGGAGACTTCAGCGAAGCTTCCAGCGCGGAGAGCTTAGCCATGATGGTAGCGAGATCAACGGAAGCGGCAGGAGCAGCCGCAGCCGTCACAGTAGTAGTGTCAGACATATGTGTGTCGGTTGTTTGTGTTGGTTGCGGCAAAGAAGCTTTGCCAGTTTCGCTGATAGCTTGATTGCCATCGGCAGAAAGTTTGTCGTCTAGGGATTCGTCTTCCTCCCCTTCCTCACGCTCAATTTGAGCGTACAGAGCGCGGAACCAATCGCGTCCAGCAGCACCTCCCCAAAGGTTAGCTGCTACGTCAGCGGGACTGTTAGGCTCTGCCTCAAGAAAACGTTCATTGCGTCCCCACCAAGCGTTCGCTTTTTGGACCTTATCTTCGGTGGGAGCTTCGCCAGCCACCAGTGATTCAGCCTCAAGAACGGTTTGCTTCTCAAGACCTTCACCGGCAAGACCTTCAGCGTATTGCTCAAGACCACGGCGGAGGTTGTTCTTGACCGTCTCGGGAGCGGTCTTAGTGACAGCGCGGGGATGCCACTTCGCAGCCATCGCAAGCTGTTTGATGGGTTTGTCCACAAGACCAAAAGCAATCGCTTCAGGAGTGGTAAACCAAGTCTCCGCTTTCATTGCAGCGCGGATAGACTCGGGACTGCGACCAGTCTTTTTGGCATACACTCCAACCAGCACCTCAGCGTGTTGATCGAGAGCGTCGGCCATCTTCCGCATATCCTCCGAAGTACCGGAAGCCATACCGGAAGGGTCGTGAATCATCATCAACGCAGCGTCAGCCATCTCGACCTTATCGCCAGCAAGCGCAATGATCGAAGCAATGGAAGCCGCAATGCCGACAACGCGAGTGGTCACCGGAGCGCGACGACCGCGCAACTGGTTGTAAATCGACAACCCATCCCAAACGTTACCACCGGGAGAGTTGATCTCTACCAAAAGCGGACCATTGCCCACTTCGTTGAGAACGTCAGAGAACTGCTTACCAGATAGACCGCCACCACCAAACCAATCTTCGCCAATCTGGTCGAAGATTTGAATAGTCGCAGTCTCACCAGCGGAAGCCGCTGGAGCGTAATAAAGCCAGTCGCTTTTCTTAGTGAAGCTCATTCTGTTTTCTTAGCTCGCGGCTTGCGTTGTTTCTTTACTACAGCAGTGACAAGCGTGTCGTCAACTACAGGAGAAGCGTCTCCACCTTCAGGAGCAGCAACAGGAGTGGGAGCGTCGTCCTCTGAATCAATTGCAATAGCTGCAACCGGAACACTCGGAGCTTTCTCTTTCTGGATTGTGGAAATCTCAGAAACATCCAAGCCGTATTTTCCAGCCAACTGACGAACAAACAAAGCTTGCTGCGCTTTTGACTCTAGCGAAGAACGCCAATCAAGACCCCGCGCACCGTAAACCTCATCGTAAGTCACAATGCCAGCTTCCAACTCAGCCAACTGAGCAGCGGAATTACGGCCAACATCGACATTCGGAGAGCGCGGAGCGGTAATCGCAACTTCGTACCAATCAGAAGGAGCGTCATTCAGCGTAGGATCGCTCTTGATGGCGTACTCCATGACGTACTCGTAAATACGTCGAGCAGCCGAAGACATAACTTGATGTCGGGACTTAAACCAAACTGCCGACATATCCAGCGCACCGCGATAAACGGTTCCCTGCATCGACTCTGGATAAACAAGAACGTAAGGAATACCAACGCCAGCACAGACCTTTTCGGTTAGTTGCCGCCAATATTCCCGCATATTTACACCGGGACGCTCTGTAGCGAACTGCTCGAACGAATCACCGTTTTTGAGAACCTTAACAGCAGAGCCAAAAACTTGTTCGTAATAGTTCTCAGCGGTGTTCTGACCCGTCTGCGAGATTCCACCAGAGCGAAGACTGGAAGCTTGGATCTCACCGGAAACCGTCTTAACAATCTGAGCGACAGAAGCACCAAGCTTACAAGCTTCCATCTCCAGCTTTTGCAAGTCGTCGAGATCGTGAAGATCGTTGATAACGCACGACACAAACGGAAGACCCCTTAGCTGACCAGCGCGGTTTGGCTCGTAAATGTGGACAACCGAGTCAGAGCTAATCGAGCGGACATCAGTCAGATTACCCTGAGTCTTTTCGTTACCGATAAAGTAAGCGATTGCGCGACCAGTGCGCGGATCAAACCGGATACCGTCAAAGATGGTAAGATCTGACTCCATCCCTACCGGAGTTGCAATCGACTGAGCTTCCAACAACTGCAAGCGCGGTTTACCGCTCTCACCTTTGGTTAGCAGAATGAAGCTCTCACCATCAAAGAACCAACCGCGAGCGGCTTGGGACATCAACGTTCCAAACGACTGGCGAGAGCTAATGTCAGGATATCGAGACCAGATATCCCACCACTTTTTAGCTTTGAGATTCCAAGCCGGATCACTTGAAGCCGGTTGAACAGAGAAATTGGAACCGACAGTGTAAGACTCAAACAAGTCTCCCAATCTGTTCATTATCGCGTTGTTCTGTTCAAAGAACCGCGATTTGCGAACAATGGCTTGACGGGTCGAACTAGTTACGTCGAAACGAGCCGAAGTGTAAGACGTATCAAGATACGAACGACGCAGAGACTGACCGGCTCCTTCGTACTTGTTAACGGGAGAAGGAAACAGCTTGTTGGCTATGGTTTGCAGGATTCCCATTAGCTCATCCGAGTTGTGGCCTCACGCCTAAATTGAGTGAAATCCCCATAATACCGAGTGGTTGCAACAAGAACACTGCCAAGCATCTTGTTGTAAATCTGGAGATCGGATGGACTGGTGATGCCGTCTCCATTCAGGAGAACCACAGCGTAATCGTAATCACTCAGCAGTGATTCCCACATTTCCAACATTTCTCCAGCGGAAGCGGAACCTTTTCCGGGTTCAGCGAACTCAACCGAAACGTCAGAACTGGAAGTGCTGCGGACTAGCTGACCAGACTCCAAAGTGTTAGCCGCAACAGTCAGCTTTGCAGTCAAAGCTTGAAGCAAAGTCAAAGCACCAAGACTTGCGTATGTAGTACGCAAATATGAACGCTTAGTTGCTACGGTGTAAGTCACCACTGACGGGACTATTCACACAGCAGTCTCAGTGTCAAGCGGCAGAAGTTTCCGCTGTGCTGGATCTTAGGTCGTTCCACAACATCACCATTGCTAATTGCATGATCTCGCAATCGTGCAAATGGTCAGGCCAACGAGTGTTTCGCTTGAACCACAAGTGCTTGATTCGACCGGAGCGGTTAGCTGTTGGCTTCAAAACGTGAGAGTCCAAGTGCTTCCAGTATGTGTCAGAATCAGCCGCAAATGCTCCCTCAGCCTCAAGTGGTGCTGGCAAGCTGCAAACGGTCCATTGGTTAGTTTCCGATCCCTTACGGAGCCGCTGGAGAACGTCCCGCATATGCTCAGTGTCAAAGACAAGCAGCGGCTGGACGACATCGGTACGCATTGACGTTGAGGTCGTGATTCCGAAGGGATGGATCGAGCCAGTCTTGCTGGTAAATCGCGCACCAGTCTCTCGACCTTTCATTGGGAGCCAACCGATCAACATCGGCTTCCGTAGACCTCCCTCCGGTGGGTAGCGCAAGCCGCAGGGATAGGTTATCGGAGAATTACTGAGTTGGGAAAACTCCGCGCAAGCATCGTACACCGCTTGCGTATTATAGC